AGGGATGTGTCTGATGATGATATTGTAGCAATTGGAGATGTATTATCTTATGTAATTGAAACAAAAGACGATATAATCAATGATAAATGGCTTTTTGAAAAAACAGAGGAACATGCCCGTGCTGTTTTATTAGAGAAAGCTATTTTAAAAACAATCAAACTAAATGAAGATAATGATGCTACAAATAAAGAAGGGCAAATTTTAGCATTATATGAAGAGGTTTCTGCTCTTTCGTTCGATTCGTCTGTTGGTATGGCATTATATGATGATGCTGAAAGACGTTTTGAAGAATATATGAAACCAGAAGATATTCTTCCATTCAAATTGAATATATTCAACAATTTGTTTGGTGGTGGTGGTAGACGTAAAACATTAGCATGTCTTGTTGGTAAAACAAATATTGGTAAGTCATTGCATTTGTGTCATCATGCAGCCGATTTTGTACGATGCGGATATAATGTAGTCTATTTTTCGGGTGAAATGTCAGAACGAATGACGTATGAACGCATTGACTCAAATTTGACAAATATTCCAATCGAAAATTTCCGTGATCAAAAATTAGACAAAGAAAAATATATCAATGCTCTTTTGGAAAATAAAAAGACAAACGGTAATTTGGTTGTAAAAGAATTTCCGACAAAAGGTGCATCGGTTGCCCATATGGCAAATGTATTACGCGAACTTCGCCAAAAAAGAAAATTTAAAGCCGATATTGTGATCATCGACTATTTGAATTTGTTTAATAGCAAAAAGAAAATTGGTGGTGATAACCTTTATTCTGAAATTAAAACTGTGTCTGAGGAAATTCGCGGTATGTGTGTAGAAGAAAATGTTTTTGGATTAACTGCTACACAACTTAACCGTTCTGGTAGTAAAAACCAAGATTCTGCTGACGAAACGTCTGTATCAGACTCATACGGTATTTCGATGACTATGGACGTATTGATTGGTATATTTGATACACCCGAATTGATTGAGCAAAATTTGCAAGGTTTGTCATTATGGAAAACACGCTTTTCGAAGAAAACTGATATTGCATCGGCATTTGTGAAAGTTGATTGGGATCATATGCGTTTATATGAACAAACCGAATTAACCGAAGCAATAAACGGTCGAAGCAATTCTGCAAATGAATTAGTTAAAGCAGCCAATGGTAAAGCAACAGATGAAACACCAACTGGTAAAACACGAAGCAACGTAAAATGGAATTAAATTATGTCTATTATTGATAAAGTTAGCAATTTTGAAAATGGTGCATTTAATAAGTCATTGAATGCAGAATCATATAAACAAATTCCACCATTTTTTGGTGGCTCATTTGGTCTTTTGGATACTGTGAATAGACGATATCCAAATGTTCGCAATGTGTTCAAAAAGTTAAAAAGTCTTGATTGGTCTGAAGACGAATTTAGATTTGAAAAATGTAATGCCGATTTTAAACATGCATATCGTGACGGAACAAAATTGGACCGTGATTTGGCCGATTTGATGATTGACACAATAGCATGGCAATGGGAAGCAGATAGTGTAGCAGCAAATGCACCAATTTCGATAATTGCACTTATGCAACCATGCTCAGAAATTTGGGAAGCAGAAAATGAAATTTCCAAAAACGAAATTATTCATGCAAATTCTTATAGCGAAATTGTTCGTTTGTCATTTAATAATCCAAATGAAGTTCTATCAGAAATTTTAGCAAAACAAGAACAATTTAAACGTCTAAAAATCGTGGAAAAAACTTTGGGATATGCTCGTCATCAATTGTTATTGAATTCTGTTGGGATGTCAAATCTTTCAAAATCAGAATTGATTAAATTGGTTATTTTAACGTATTTTACAATTTTCTGTTTGGAACGAATTCAATTCATGGCATCGTTTGCAATCACATTTACCGTTTGTGATCTGTCAAAAGCATATCAACCAATTGGTGAATGTGTACAAAAAATTTGTCAGGACGAATTAGAAACACATGTGGAAATTCGTCGTGAGATTTTGCGTATTATTCGTAAACAATATCCTGCAGAATGGATGATTGTTCGTTCAGATATGGCCGCAATTTTTGAAGAAATTGTAAATAGTGAAATGAATTGGACAGAATCATTATTTGAAGGTCGTAATATTCCTGGACTCGAAGTTGATCAAATCAAATCATGGGTATTATATAATGCATTTGATGTATATAACGAAACTGGAATCAAAAATCCGGGTTTTGAATATCCAGAAAAAAATCCTTTGCCTTCTATGCGTTATTGGATGAATCAAAGTCTTGTTCAGACTGCTTTACAAGAAGGCGATAGCACACAATATAAAGTTGGTATTGTAAGTCGCATTGATATGGGTGAACAAGGTAAAAATATTTTGGATATTGAAGTTTAAAGAAAGGAGGGAAATTTCCCTCTTTTTGTTGAGAAATAAATAAAATTTGGTTAACAATGTTAATCAATCTGTAGTAAAATAGCATCACAAATCAGTCTTCCGGGACAAATATTTCAGCAACTAAATTAAGGAAAATTAAAATGTCATCAGTAATTGATATGCTCAAACGCCGTAGTGCAGAAAATGTAAGCCAACAGCTTGAAGAAGCAAAAAAAGACACCGGTCGTGGTTTTGCCGAAGAAGTCGAAATGAAACACCTTTACGATGCACGCAGTGCTAAGAAAGGTAAAGATATTGGATTTGTTCGTTTGCGTTTGTTACCGAATAAACATAACGAAACTGGCGAATTCGTAAAAGATATCGTTCCGTCACGCTCTTTCTTCACTCGCACTACATCACTCGAAGAATTTAAACGCGAACAACAAGGCACCAAATGGTATATTGCGCTGTCTCGTGTTTCGTTGAATGCATTTAGCGAATTCAAAGATGCCGAAGATAAAAATACGGATCCGATGCAAGAATATCTGAATTCGATTTATGAAATGCATACCAAAGAAGGCGGTAGTCGTGAGGATGAAACCATTTATTCAAAATATTACAAAGCTCTCAAAGCTCGCCAAACATATGTTGTGAATGCATATATTGAAGAATGCCCAGCTCATCCAGAATTGGAAGGTACTGTTAAAGCATTCAAATTCGGTCCTGGTATCTATAAAGAAATTACTAAGGCTTTGGAAGAACAAACTCTTGGTAGCAAAAAGATTCCACCAATTGATGTATTTAACCCGTTGTCAGATACCGGTGCATCTTTGATGATTCGTGTCCATAACGAAAAGGGTGATACTCGATTTGTTGAATATGAAGCTGCTTTTGATTCTTGTGATCCGTTGATGATTAACGGTGCGGCGGTCACAGAAGAACAAACAATCGAATTGATTGAAAAAACACACGATTTGTTCAAGATCTATATTACGGATCAAGTGAAAACTTACGAACAACTTGTAAAATATTTCAAATCGCAATTTGGTTTTGCTCATGACAAATATACTCGTGGTAGCGAATTTCAAGAAGCATTGAAAGAAGAAGTCGAATCACAGGTTCCGAATAATGATGATGATGATGTTCCTAATGCATTTGGTAGCGGTGTTCCAAAATCAAAACAGGAAAAACCATTAGAAGATGTATCAAATTCTGGTGATTCTGGACAAAGTCTTTTGGACAAATTCCGTGAGAGAGCGAAAGCACAACAAACTTCTTAATTAAATCAATAAGTTAAAGAAACTGCACAAAATTCCAATATATTTACTAAGGAATTTTGTGCAGTTTTATTTTTATTGTTTAAAATCAATAACTTAGAATAAAATTCATCATTAAAAATATTGTTTAAAATCAATACTTTATGAAAAATCCTCAAAATTTTATGAATTTTGTATAAATTAAATAAAATTGAATGGGAATTTTACGAAAAATGTCATCAGGTAATCATTTCTATAATAGGATGTTAAGATTTTATTCTTCACTTTTTGAAGAAATTTTTAACGATGTTTATATTAAGCGCGGAAATAAATATGTGAAAGTTCCAATTGAATGGATTGACAAACGACAAGCAGAAACACAGCACAATGAGAATCCAAATCACGAATATGGTAAAACAATAACATTGCCTAGAATGGGTTTTCGTCTATCAAATTTTGAATATGCAAGTTATCGTAATAAGAATAGAAACAATCTTATGACTGGTTCTAATGGACAAAGTCTAAATCGCAAACCATACGACTTTACATATGAACTATATATTAAGACAAAAAATATTGGCGATATGTATGAAATATTAGAACAAATCATGGTCCAATTTGATCCATATTTAGAAGTTGATGTTATTGATAATGATAACATTGGTATTGAAAGTAATATTGCAATCGAATTGTTGTCCAATAATACTGAAAGTCAAAACATTGGTGTATATGCTGATGAAGAGGTTATCGAATCAACATTGCAATTTAAATTAAAAGGCTATTTGTATCATCAGACGACTAAAGGAAAACAAATCAAGAAAATCATTCTT